AGTCATTCGTGATTTTTGCATCTTACAGTGAATGATGTTTCCTATCACTTCAGTTCCATCTTTTTCTTTTCGTTTTGACAAAAATACGATAGAGGATGCAGCGTATTGCATAGCAGAACCTCCACCCATAACCTTTACTGGATATAACGAACCAATCTGGTCATACACATGATTGGTGACAATAAACGGAACATTCACTTTTGCAAGCATCAATGTAAGAACACGAAAAGTTCCCTTGATTACTTGTGCCTTTGTCATATCTCGTTTCTGGTTGTCTTCTGATACGTCTTTCATCTCTTTGATTGTTGACAACATTCCTAGAGAATCTAAACACATCATCAATGGTGGTCTATCTGACTCTGATTGTTCACCGTATTTTTCAAGTATCTTAACCGCTTGATGTCGAAACTCTTCTACTGTCGCAACAGGCATATGATATACTCTTGTCGTATCGATTCCACGGTCTTTCAACATATCACTTGTCAACGCTGATTCTGACTCAAAGTAAATACATCCAGCAGTAGGATTCATATCAAGAAAATGCTTGATTATTCCTAGTGTGAAGAATGTTTTACCAGTTGCAGATTCTCCAGCAATTGCGGTTATCTTGTTTGCTGGTAATCCACCAAAGATACTTCCAGACAAAAGTGCATTGAACACATAAGAACCAGTATCGATATACTGAGAAACCTCACCACCAAAAATACCATCATCTACCAACATTCCGTATTCATTCCCTGCCGATTTGGCAAGGTCTTTCATATAACTATTACCCATTCATCCCCATTTCTTGTATATTATCACAAATTCCCAATTTCTTGGCTTGATTAGCATCCAACCAAACATCGTGTGGCGGAAGCAACTTTTCACGGATTAATTTTTCAGTCAATCCAGTACATTTTTTATAGTGTGTTATCATTCTCTTGGTTGTCAATTCAAATTCCTTTACTGTTGCAAATAGTTCATGTTCTTTTCCATAACTCCCCCATGAATATTGATGAGATAGTATTGAAGTGTTTGGCGTAAGTATTCTTTTTCCTTTTGTTCCAGAAATAAACATCAACAAACCACAAGATGCGATCATTCCCATACCAATTGTTTTTATCGGAATCCTTGAACCCTTCATCACATCAATGAGTGCGAAACACGCATTCAAATCACCGCCTGGAGAACATATTCCAAGAGTCAATTCCTTGTGTGGTTTATTGGATAAATTAGAAGCAAGAATCCATTCTACTAATGGAATCATTGTGGTTTCTGTCACATCACCCATGAATATAGTAATTCCTTTACTGACCAACAACTCTTTATTTGCTGATGGTTCTTCATTTTCTAAGTCATTCATAATATTCTCATTTCAATTTTTAATCATACTTAATTATAACCATTTATTGCGAAACAGTCAAGTTTTTAATATATCTCTCGGTATCAGTATATCCTCCAATGTATTCTCCATCAATGATGACTTGAGGAACAGTAGATACTTTTTTACCAACATCCACACTCATTTGCTTGAACAGTTTTTTGTCGCCTGAGATATCAATCTTCTCAACTACTATACCTTTATTTGTCAAATCTTCTATTACTCTATCACACCAAGTGCAAGTTGATGTACTGTATACTTTTGCATCCATTTTTTCCTTTATAATTTTTTGAGTTTCTTGAAAATGTCCCATGTGAGGATTTTGAAATCTTCACTACCGTTTTCTTCTTCATACTCCGCAACATTCTCTTTGTCGATGACTTCTTTGTCTGACAAATCTGGCATCACCGTGATTGTTCTTGTAGCCATCTTTCTCTCTTTACGATAATCCCTCAAAGAGATATTTGCAGCTATCACCAAGACAACTGCGAGAGGGTCAAAAACAAAGATGAGAAGAATAATAATCCAACGAACTGCCTTTTCAAGTTCACCTTCACTGACATCATCATATAACATCGAAGCAACATAACGAATAGGGCCGGTTTCCACTTCCGCAAGTGATACCTCAGTTTTCATACTAAACTTCTCATCTGTAAAATCGTCTATTTCTTTTTCCAATCCTTCTATTTTTGTATTCAGAAGATTGGTTTCATTCTCCATCTCTCCTATTTTTTTCAATCCTCTACTAACCGCACCAAGTTCAATGTATTTCTGGAGAGCATCATCTATCGTATCCAATCTACCTTGATACCGATTTATTTGAGTGTTCTTCTGCCCTATCTTTTGTTCTATTCGTAATATTCTCTCTTCCAAGAGTATAGTTGGATTAGATTGTGCGATGTGTGCTCTGGAAAGAAACCCAAATATACCAAGTGAGGTTATCAACATCAATACTATTACAGCACCAATGAAATAGGTCTTCATTACGAAAGGTGATGTTTTCCAGTTGGTAAACGTCCATGAAGCACAGATGAGTTTGCCGATTTCTAACACCACTCCCATAATCATGATTGCTGTTGTCGCACCAGAAAAAATTGCCATCAGGCCAACTATAGAATACCAAGCGGCTACTGTAGATATTGCCAGTGCCGTAAAAAGTGTCAAGAGGCCAAAATACATTTAATTCCCGAAAAATGATTCTAATGATGCGATGTGTTCTGTTTGCCATCCAACAGCATTCAAAATAACTCGCATCGGTTCGATAAACGATTTCTCAAACATTTTATCATAGTCAATATATTCTTGTAACTCAAACTCTTTGGGAAGTTGATTGAGTATAGCGATACTTTCACCTCCTGTTGTGTTTTGTTTCTTGAGGTAAGCGAACTTTATCTTCTCACCATCCTTGATTGTGGGATAGTCATTTACCAGTTTGTGGTCTTTGAGAAGTTTGTTGTAAAGTAAAGAAGCTTTGACATGAATAGGTGCTCCCTTCGTATGAAGATGTGCAGCATCAAAATATTTCTCAAGACCACGAACTGAGCGAGGAAAGAAGATTTCTTCTGCACCCAACGTCATGAACTCTTTACGGAAATCACCAATGTATGTTATGACATCATCTTCAGTTCCATTCATGATAATCTTGAGAATGTGCTTCATCTTATCTTTACAAGCAGTAGGTGTCGATGACCTTATTGCATCTATACCCATCATTTTGAGTTTAGGTTCTTCGTATCTCACACCCTCAGAGTCATACACGTTCATGATGTATCTCTTCTTGGCAGTCCATACCGCTTTGTCTGCAAGGTTCTCACGTTTCATCACCATCTTTTGATCGAAAGCATTTACATAATCCTTGAGTTTATCGTATGACTTATCGATAATCTTTTCCATCTGGTCAGCACAAACCTTGTCGAGAAAATCAATCACTTTGGTCTTGTCTTCTATGTTATTCCCATACACTTGTTTTACGAGGTCATCCATACAGATATAAACCGAATCAGTATCAACCGCTACGACATAATCTTTTTCTTCTTCTGGTTTTAGAACCTCATTCAGATACCGATTGATTTCTTTCTCAACCCACTTGATAGATAACTGGCCTGAAGTAGTAATGGCTTCTGCAATTCGTTGATCAAAGTATCGGAAATGTTGATTACCCATCGCACCAAATGCCGAGTTGAGAGTAATCTTCAGGTTGTTCTGCATATTGTGATACTTGGAAATGAGATGAGATAGTTTTCTCTTTTCTTTTCTGTCTTTCTCTTTCTCCAACTTCTTCTTCGCTTCAATCATCAACAATTTGTATTTGACACGATTGTTGTATAGTTCTTGCATCATCTCTGGAAGAAAACCTTGTTTATCCGTCTTGTAAAATTCATTGTTAGGAGTATAGGTTACCTTGTATTTCTTCAGTGCTTGTAAGTCTATTGTCTCATCTAACATTCCACCAACACCAGGCCGGTCATCCTTCACGGTTTGTAGTTCAGGCGGGAGTTCATCCGTAATCAAGGTTTCTGGTGAGATGTTGTACTGCATGATTAGATGAGGATACAGAGAGTTCAGGTCAAAGTTCACAACCCAATTGTGAGCACCGATTTGTGGGTCTTTCACATAAGCACCCTCAAACTGAGTAGATTTACTGGAATGTGTTTTGGGTGGAATGACAATGTTTTTCCTCAGAAGATTATTGTAAATCAGAGTATCCCACATTCTTACTTGACCGAATGTATTACTGTAGTTTACCTTACTGAGATAAGCAAGTGATATAACCATCTCAAGCAATTTCATCTTACCCTCAAGTTGTTCCACCAACTCGGTATCTTTGATATTGTAATCTATGAACTTTTGATAATCGTTTTTGTAAAGAAGATGAAGAGAACCCTGCTCGGAATAGTCGAGTTTACGTTCACCCAATTCAACAAAGGCGATATGGTCAAGACGATAAGACTCTTGGTTGATGTAAGTAAATTTACGATAAGTAGAAAGATAGTCGAGAGTTTCCACACCCATAATAGAATAGGCTTGGAGTTCTTTACCACCCAAACCATACATTGTATATTCTCTTACTTTTCTCCAAGGCGAGAGCAATTTCGATGGGTCTTTTCTGGCATCAAAGAGTCTTTTGGCACGATTGACAAGATACGGAATATCAAATGTTTCGATGTTCCATCCGGTGATAATGTCAGGAGATTCCTTATCCCATATCTCAAAGAACTTCTGGAGCAGTGCTCGTTCACTATCGAATCGAAAATAGAAGACATCTTTTCTTTCATTGATGTATTCACCTCTACCAAAAACAAAACACTTCTTGTCAACCTTGAACGAGATTGCTGTTACTTCTTCGTTAGCAGTTTCGATGTTAGGAAATCCATTCTCAGAGCCAGTCTCAATATCAAGATAAGCAATACGAATCTTCTCAAAGTCATAGTTGATATGTTCTTCTGGAAAGTGTTCTGCGATGAAAGAGAACTCCCATTTATCATTACCGTAAATGCTGAAGTTGTCGATATCTTTGTATTTGCGAATGAACTCACGACA